CGCGGCATGACAATCTTACTTCCCGCCCTCTTCATGGCCATCCGTTTACAAAACAGTGCCTCTTCAGTAGGTTCCCTCTTATAATTATCGGTAAGCATCCTGTACATATACCAGAAATAACCTTTCATTTTTCCGGTGACAGTAATGGTTCCTCCGGAATTATGGATAGCGGCATATTCCAGGTCGCTGCTGAATATTACGCTGTGCCCGGTCGTTTCACTTCTGATGCTTCGACGCAGTTCTCCGGTACGCATCAACAGTCCCCGGCTTCCGTCATCACTGAATTTACGGCGTGCCCAATGTTCATTGAAGAAAGCTTCCCGCTCGAAATTACGGTCGAACTCTTCGCCTATCTCCGTACCGACATCTTTCAGTGTAAGGCTGATGAAACGTTTTATTTTTCGTTCCAGCTCTTGGGTTATGTCTGATTTTGAGGTCATAATGCTTGTTTATTAAATAAATAGCCGTATCTTTGTGTCATTGAAGGGAGTAATTTAAAAATGTGGCTCCGGATTGCAGTTCCGGGGATGCTATTTTCAAATTACTCTCTTCTTTTTGTAAGATATTGCAGGATATCCTCACTGTCCGAAATGCTGTGCAGTTTCGCTGATCCGTCAAGTAACTCCCTCACAATGATCCAGCTTTTTTCGCCATGCAGGGTCACTTCAAACAGATGCATCGTAATGTCCGGATCATGTTTGTCAGGCCCACAGCCCAAATAAGGAGCTTCAGCGATAACCTTTTCTATATCCAGCAGCATCCTGTTTTTCTCCACAATCCATTTATGAGGCTGATTGAGCCATTCCTTTATGTTAGTACCACTGACATGTATATCCATTCCGAACTGTTCGTTTCTCAAAACCCGTTTTTTCAGGAATTGTGCTTTTTCTTTGACTTCATTCCTCAGTTTCCTCAGCTCGTCTTTCTCTCTGAGCATTTCACGAATAACCTTGCAAGCTGCACATAATTCATTGTCGGGTATCTTTGTCAGTTTAAGCATGCCGGGTTTGTCCGGACAATCCTTACATCGGCTGATGGTATAGGGATTATAGAACGGGAAACATGCCATTTGCTTTCCCGGGTTGAACCGCATCATTTCCTGGTGTTTTCCTGCCGTTGCCTGACTGCCTGCCAGCATCGCCCGGTGTTCATCGCTTTCCGGATACTTGTCCCGGCGTACACGTATTGCCGTACAGCGGCAGTTCCAACCGTTTGGCGGGAAATATTCATCCCAAAACTTGGAAGTGATTGGCAGTGTGACGTTATGCAGTGCCCGGTGCGCCTCACGTACCCGCTTATCGCCTACGGTACGGTATTGCAGCAGGTACCGGTTCCGGTCTTCATCATCCCACCATTGTTTCCATCTGGCTGCCATGGCAGCCGAAGACATGGCGAAGTTGTATTCCGCCTTCAGATACCAGCGGTTATAGGTTTCGTTCACCTTTTGAACATCGTTCAGGAAGCGTTCAAAGGGTTTTCGGCTCCCGTCCGTATCGAGCAGTGAAGGAAATGCCTCGTTCAGTTCGTGGAAGGTTTTGAAGCCGGAAAACACATAATTGCTTTCCTTGAGCCGCTGCATGCTGATTTCGTCCATGGACCGTTTATGCAGTGTATAATCCACAGCCTTATCCAATATGCCGGCATGGCTGCGGATAAAACGCTTCACCTCTTTGTCGTCAAGCATTTCCGGGGTAAATTCCGGCTGTTTGTAAAGCCATCGCATCAGAAGGATAAAAGACGCTTCCACGCCTGAGGTGTCCACATTTCTATTGCTTTCTTCATCCGATGATGCGGACAGCGGTATTTCCTCACCGTAATAAACCTTTTCGGCCCGTCTGTGCAGCCCTTCGTAGTCAGAAGGGCTCAGTCGAAAAAACTGAGTTTCTGTTTCCCTTTTCCTTGCTTGCCGTCCTTTTCTTCCTCTTCCCCGTTTCCCGGAACCTGTATCGGCGTGCTTTCCCTTTTTCCTATAATCGGCACATTATATTTGTCAATGAAATATTTGGGGTCTATTTCGAACCTGTCCAGTAACAGTTTCTCATAGGCAATTTGCTGTTCAGGTGTGAAATCTATACCCTCGTACCAGTCGAAACGATAACCATTGAGCGGGAAGCCATGCTTTATCATTTTGGGGATAAGCTGGAAGTTGATGACATCCCTCAATTTATCGGCATCCTTGCTGACAAGGTTCTTGAGCACCTCTAAATGCACCTCACTCTGTGAGAGGCTGCTGCCGTTCTCCGTCGTCATGGTTTCGGTGAGTATTCCTTTTGAAAGTTCTGAATTAGCCCGGTCTATGCGTTTGTCGAATACATTATAAGCATCTCCACGTGTGGATTCTATGATCTCTATTTCGGTCCCTTCAGGAAACAAAGCCCAACCTGCCGCTCCCATCGAGCCCAGCATTTTCTCTATCCGGTCCTGTTCTTTCGGGTCGCGGCTTGTCGTCTTTCCCACTCGGAGGGGTATTCCGAAGATTTCGGAAAACATATCCCAGAATGCACATACATTTTTTTTAGGAATAGTATGTTGGGCACACTTCAAATATAATCCCAGATTATGTGTATCGCCCACCTCCACCACCCAGTCGGCCATTTCACTATTGCGATAGTCATAGCCGTTCTGCCATGCTTCCTGTTGCCGTATGACTATTACCCCGTATTCAGGGATTACATGGCGCCTGGGGACCAGCTGTACCTCACTGAAAGCCAGTTTTCCATCCACATTGATAACATCGCCCAGCTGAATGAGCGAATGCCCCCAATAGTGGCTGTCCAATGCCAGTTCCATAAAGGTCTTGAACCATGGAGCTTCAAAAATGGCTGTCAGTTCGGGATTTTCAACACCTTCCCGGTTAACAATACGGAAGCTCTTGTTCAGCACATATCCGCTACGTTGTCCCACACACCCGGTGAGGTGCATGTCCACTTCCACATCACCGTACACGTCGTATAGTGGTACCCGGTTGGGATATTCCACATTCTTGGCGTATTGCCAGGCATTCCGCCATGTCCGCAGGTCTTTCTTCGTCAAGGCTTCCGTCTGCAGCTGCAGGTTAACTGAAAGTTTCGTTACCCGTCTAAGCTCGGAGGGATTACCGAGATTTACCCGGCCTATCCTTACCGGATTCTTTTTTTTGTAATTGTTGCCCATAGCTTTTCTTTTTAAATTTCGGTTTCCGTTACGCGCCCCGCCTGTATCTCTTTCAGATAGTCAAGCGCCGCGTTATAGCGTTTTTCACGCACTTCGCCTCCCATTCTCTGTGGTAGCGAGCATGCCATATGATAAAGGGCAATATCCACTGCACATCCCACCATCTCGGCGTCACGTTTTTCGCCTTCCATGGCAAAGGCCGTATCCACATCATAGCGTCCGCGCAAGGCGCTTGCTATACGCGAGAGGGCACGATTCTCAGCGACCCGGCGGTTCTCTTCAGAGTTCTGCTGCATGATCTTCAGCGCCTCCGGTCCGACTTGTATGTAATCCTTTTCAGTGATAAACATGATTTTGTATATAAATTAGGGTTTGTAATCTTACGTTTTTTTACCAGGACTGTGAAGGTGGCCGGCGTATCCCCATACGTGGGACAAAACTTTCTTCCCGTACCTGTTTCTGCAGCTTGTAGATAGCCCCTTCGTCAGCATCCGGTCCGTCGTCATGTGCACGACTTCCTTTCTCGAAAGCAAGTGTCTGCTCGATTCCGGTCTTCATGTCATTGTCATTCTTTAGTTTCTCATTATACCAGACAAAGCCTCTTTCCCACAAGGGGCTTACCGCTTCGATACGGGCGAATTTGTCGGGTTTCTTCCGCTTGTCAGCTGTAACGGGAACCTGGTAGCCCCGTTGGTTTCCCTCACGTTCGAACTCATCCAGTATGGTGTCCTGCATGAAGTTGGCTTCCATATAAATGGTTACGGCCGCATCCTCGGGTAACATATCCCACAGGTCATACACCCAACGTACCATTTCTCCTACACTGCATTGGCGTACGAAAGCACGCAGGCAGTGCAGTTCCGTATGCTTGGCACTTTTCAGGCCGCAGCGGGGGCGTCCCCAGAGCTTGGCGGCCTTGTAGTCGTTCTTGCTGCTGTCCTTAAAACTCGGGTCGATGTAAAGAACCAGACTCTCGTAGTAACGGAGTTTAAGCATGCGTTTCCACTGTATCCACCGTTCCTGAAATACAGCCCCTTCG